AAAATGAGCTTGTGTAGCTGCGATCCAGAAAAAGAATATGATTTAGAGTGTTTTTCTCACGGGGCAACTAACAAGCTTAGGTTGAGAATAAAAAACCTTGAGGAAAATATGGGTATGGCATTAGAAGGAATTGATCAGGCAGCGAGAGATATAGAGTTTGGAACCAGTTCTTTGTATGACGTCGTAAAACAACTCATTTGTTTAAGTAATAAGCTTCGAGGATAAAATGCTGTCACATGAAGTTGAACAGAAGATTAGGAGATATATCTATTTACGCAGGCTACCACCAACGGATGCAATAAACGATGAACTGGTTGAGCTATGGGACGAAGAGATTGATGCTCTGGATATTGAATCAATCCTCCTCGCAGAGATCGATAGGCTTAGAAATGACTATCGAAACAGTTTGAGAGACACTGCGGAAGTTTTAAAAGAACGCGATCAGCTCCTCGATTCTCTTGAGAAGATTAAGAAAGTAACTGGACATTCAACCCTTCAGTGGAAAATTGCTGAAAACGCCATATCCAAGATCCGAGACGAGAATGCTTAGTCCTGAAAGAGAGAAAGAGATTAGGAAGTTTTTGGACAATGGATCTGCTGGACATCCCGATTCTTGGTATGAAGATTACAAAATGTTTCTCTCTGAGATTGACAGGCTCAGGTTAGCTTGGCAATCGGATTGCGATGAATTTGAAGACATAGAAAAAAAAGAACGCGACCACCTCCGTGAAAAGCTTGTCGTGGCTGTTGAGATTTTGGAAAAAATAGATTTAAACTGCAATTCTAATATGGGAATAGCATCATTCTCAGATCAGTGCTTCATAAATCTAATTACATTGCCAAAGGAATGGATTGCAGAAGCCCTAGCAAAGATTAGAGGCGAGAAGTAGTACTCCCCATATTTGCATAAATCCTGAGCTTGGTTCATCCCTATAAGAAGCATGGACTCAGCTTTCGAAGCTCAAAACAAAAAAGAAAAACTTCTTCGTTCCAAGGTCTTAACGAAGAATGTCTATAATCCTAAGAATTATGAGTTTGATGATTCATTCAAACCTTATGATCCAAATAATCCTCTTTCTGTTCATACCACCGCAGAACTCTTAGAATGCTTAAAGAATAATCCCCAGTATGAACTCGATGCGAAAGTCATTGGGTTCCAAGAAGGATGGAAGACTAAGCGCGTTAATAAGTCTCAATTCCTAGAGGCCTTTCAAAGCGATCGGTTCGATCAAATCAAGTTTAGGGAGTCCAATTTTTTTGCAGCTGATTTTTCTCCCAATGCGGGAATCGGATTTGGGGTAGGAACGGACTTCACCCCCTTGCTCGGTGGTCCGTTCTTTAAAAATCTCTATTATTATCAAGACTATATTCGGATGCACTCCGAGTGTTTCTTCGCTTATCACCATGACCCGATCGCGAAGGCCATCGTCCAGATCACTCGAGATTTCGTGATTGGGAATGGATACGAAATGCAGTGCGACGTAACCACTCCTGAAGGGAAGCTCGCGGCCGCTGCTTGGAAAGCTTTTGAGGAAGTGAATGACCTTCAACTCCAAATGGATCAAATCTGTGATGAGATCTCCATTTATGGCGAGATTATGCTTTGGAAACTCCCTCATAATCAGGACAAAATTATTTACCGTTTGAATGCAGGCGACACCATCCCGATGGGGATTATTCCTCGGGTGAGACTGATTGATCCTTCGAACATTGTTGAGATCGTGACCTATCCCGAAGATATTACTCGGCCGCTTTTCTATGTGTGGCTTACCCCTACTCAATGGCAGATGTTCACTAGTGGAGTCGGAGATGGTCGACCTATGGATCAGGCCAGTACTCAACCCTCCCTGAAATTTATTTATCGCACCATTATGGCCGATCAAATACTTCACTTCAAAGTGAACTCGGTCAGCAATGAAAAGCGCGGACGATCGGATTACTTTCCCGTTCTTTCTTATTTAAAAAGATTGAGAGATATCGTTGATTTCCAATTGATCGCTCTTCAAAAGAATGCTGCATGGGCACTCGATACTGAGATCGATGGAGATCAAACTGATATTGACAACTATATTCAAGACCAAGCGAGTCTTGGAACCATCCCACCTGCTGGATCTGAGTTTGTTCATTCAACCAAGATCAAGCGTCAATATCAGGCCAATACTGGCTCATCCAATATTAACTCAGATGCATTCGCACTCGCGCTCAGCATGGTGTGTGCCGGGGTAGGGATTCCCGTCTCATACCTCGGCACTCACCTGTCCGGTGGAACTACAAAAGCTTCAGCCTTAGTTGCCACAGAACCCGTAGCTAAGAAGATGGAGAAAAGGCGCGAAGTTCTCAAGAGGATTTTGAAAAAATTATGGTCCTATTGCATGGAGCAAGCAGGCCTTCCCAATGTTGACTGCAATGCCATGTTCCCTGAGATTATTACTCAAGATCGATCTCAGAAGCTCAAAGATCTAGCGCTTGCTGAGGCTCAAAGGTGGATCAGTCCTCAACGAGCCGCTTCTGCTGCTGCAAAAGAATTCCAGTTCCAGAATTTCAATTATGAAAAGGAAATTCAGGAGATGAAGCAAGAACTCCCTGAAATTCCTCAACCCTTAACTGCTCCTCCTGAACAAGGAAGTTCACCTTTTGGAGCGTCTCCCTCCGACGATGCGGACCCATCCAAAGTAGGAGTTGCAGGTCTCACCTCGGAAGAAAAGAAAACCGCGAGGATCAATGACACTCACTTCTGACAATCCCAATATCACGATGGACCCAGATCTCGATTTTTCAGGAGCAATGGAGTGGATTCATCAGCACACGAATTTTCCAACGTTCGAGGAATTTAAAAAAAATCCTGACAAGTATCGTCAAAATCCAGACGAAATCTTTGAGTGCATCGACAATCACAATACCTTCTTCAAAGAACGGGTCGCTTCCATTGTGTACTATTGGAGAGGGAAATATGAGTGTCGAACTCTTTCCAAGCTTTTTGACATATCCCGGAATGAAGGTTTTAATGGCTCTCAACTCGAGATGGAGCCGATTGCTGAACCCATGGATGGGAGCAGTAATCAACATGACACTCGAATCAAAATCACCGTGAATGTTTGGCCTAAGTCGGAGTTTAGAATGCGTGGGGGCATTGTATCCAATGACTAAAGAACATGGGATTGTGTACCCTTCGGGGGCAGTCCATATCTCAACGCTTCCATTGAAGCTTTATAGCAAGCTCAAAAATGTAAAACCTTCTCCCAAAACTGGGAATGAAGCAGATTCCGGTTCCACTCAAACGGCCGTTCTTCGGGGAAAAACAAAAGAATCCTTCAAATTCAAAGAATCCAATAACTCCCCTTTTAAGAACCATACCTTTCAAGTCATTCTCATTGAAGAAGGAATGGGGAATTTTAAAGATCGATTCTTTTACACAAAAGAAGCTCTTCAAAAGGCGGCGCAGTCCAAAATCTTTGAGGGGATTCAATGCTACGCCGATCATCCCACCGAAATCGAAGAGCAAGTCCAACCCGAAAGATCCACTCGAGATATTCTCGGATATTATGAAAATATCCAGTATGAAGAATCCGATGATGGAACTGGAACTCTAGTCGCTAATCTTTGTATTGGCAATTCCATCTCTTTAGATTGGGCAATGAGTCTTTTGACAAATTCTATAGATTACTCCACAAAGTTTAGAGAATCAGATCTTGTTGGACTATCGATCAATGCGAGTGGTTCGGCAAGTCAGGTTGAGATCGATGCATTCCTTCAATCTCAAAAGCTTTCACCCTCGGTGATTGAGAAGTTGAATGAAGCGAAAACACAAGGAATTAGCGAGATCAATATCGTCAATGAATTGACTCAAGCCCAATCCGTTGATCTCGTGACCAAGGCTGGTGCGGGTGGGAAAATCTTAAGAATGCTAGAAATGGAGAAAAGTATGGGTAAAACAAGGAAGTTTTTTGAATCCGAAGGGGAATCTGAAAAGCATGAAAAACACCACGAGGATGGTGCTGCGGATGCTTCCGCGATGGCTCCAGGGTCTGCTGGAAAGCCTGATCATGCTGATGAAGATCAAGACAAAGCGCTCTTTGCCAAAATGATCAAGCAATACTTGGGCAAAGATGATGCGGATCAGGAAGAGATGGAAATGGCAAAACATGCCTATCAAGCCCACAAAGAAGGCGGGATGGAGCACGGAGAAGCCTATGAAGCCGCTGGAAAACATCTCAAGATGGCTATGGAAATTGGTAAGAAGATGGCTCAATGTAAACAGGCCAGTGAATCAGAACATGAAGCTGAGTCCGAAGCAGAGAAGAAAGAAGCTCAATCCCCTCCTCCTGCTCCAAAAGGAGATGGACCTGCTGCTAAGAAAGAATCGGATTATATCCAGCTTCATGGGGAAGTTGCTCGTTTAAAAGAAAGCGTCAAGCAATATGAGCTGAGAGATTATCTGGATTCAAAGATGAGAGAATCCAAGCGTTCTAACGCTTTCACCAAGAAATTCCGCGAAGCTTTAGGAACACCTAAATCTAAACCTCACATTGACGAGATGTGGAAAGTTTTCTTGAAAGCTGCTGATGCCGGTGTCGAAGAAGTCGGAACGGAATCAGACGTCTTTTTAACCGAAAAATCAAATTATCGTGAATCTGAAAGCTCTACTGGAAAAGTAAACTTCTCAGATTGTTTACGTTAACACTTTAAAAGGGAGTTTAAAGTATGGCTACTACGCCGATTAATAATGTCATCCGAGGAGGCGCACAAGCTAAGTCGATCTTCGCGAGTGCTCTTCCCGTTTTAAGTACTTCTGTCAGTTATAACCAAGGCGATCTTCTTTGTTTTGATACGTCAAACAAAGTCTTGATTGCAGCTGCTACCGGGAATTCTGCGAATTTCTTGGGTGTTGCTGTCAATACCGTGGTGAGTGGTGTTCCTAAATCTCCTTATCAGGGAACAGCAGTAGATGCGTCTGAAGGTCTTTCAGATATGGCTGGCCCCCTTTACAACGTCGTTGCGACGTTGATTTTGGACACGGGAAGCACGCTGGCTCCTGGAGCAGCTGTCTACTTATCCAATACCGACGCTCAGCACGTGAGCCCGACTGCTAACGGAACTTCTCAGATCGGAATTTACACGGGGACTCAAGGATCTTTGAGTTCTTCTGCTGCGGGTCAGAAAGTAGATGTTCTATTGGGCGCAGTTTATCCGAATTCGACTCTCAAATTCTAAGGAAGGAACGATATGAGTTTACTTAACTTGGATCAAATTCAAAAAATGTCCGAGAGCAATTCTTGGACGAACAATAAGGGAGAAACTATTCTCGTGAATAGTTCTAAACCCGAAAACAAACAGCAACTCCGAGAAAACCTTTGGCAAAGTGCCGAGGTGAAATCCTACCGAGAAAGCTTTCAGAGAAAGTATGGATTCGATTGGGCTGATCGAAAAGCTTTTCCAGTAGGTGACAACAAATGGAGCTGGAATAAGGTTGCAAACAAACTCGGTCATGCAACCGTAGGGTCCGCTCTTCGAGAAGCGGATTCCGCAACCTCTTTTACCCAGGTCCTTCGCGCTGGGATTCAGCAGCTAGTGAACAACTCTTATGATACGGTTCCTACGACTTTTGAATCCTGGACTTCCACTGTAAACTCCACTCGCGATACGGAACTCTATGCACCTCTGCATGGAATTACGTTTATGCGGGAAGTTGGTAAGCAGGAGCCTTTCAGTGAAAGCACTGCAGCTGGCTTAGATATCAAGCTCATCAATCGTAAATACGGTGAGATCTATGCCGTTGAGCGAGAGCTTTTAGAAGATGACCAAACGGGGCAATTTGCAAAGCAAAGTGGTTTGCTCGGTGAATATGCTAAACTTGCTTGGGAAGTTATTGCCTACGCGAAACTTGCCGGTGTTTTCACGGGCGGAGTCAAGGCAAGCTATGCAGGCCTCGTGATTCCGAATACTGAAACAAAACCTTCCACTGAAGCAAACTATCCGTTCACGTCTTCTTCTGCTCCTTTTCAAGGAGGAGGTTCTAACCGTCCGACCAGTTTTACAGTTTTGAATCAGACTGGGATTCAAAACGGTTTCATCGGTCTCATGAACCAAAGAAACTTGTTAGGGCTCCTCATGAATGTGGACCCAAAGAGATTGATTGTATCTCCTCTCAATCGGTTTAGCGCTGCGATTCTCCTGAACAGCAGTTTCTATCCTTCGGTACCTAGCGGAACCGCAGGAACTCCAGGTGCAACGTTCGCGATCAACCCGATTGAAAGCATTGCTGCTTTGACAGTATCTCGCTTTGTGTTTGAGAACACAGGTGTGATCGATGGTCAAAGTAATGCCTGGTACCTGCTTGATGATTCGAAGCCATGCTTTGTCATGCAAGTCAGAGAGAGCGCAAGTGTGATTCAGGAAGCTCCGAACTCGGGAGAATCCTTTGATCGGGATATTATTCGATTCCGTTTGGTCATGAGAGGGAATGGAGATTGGATTGACCCTCGTTTCTGTTGGCAAGGAAATGATGGCTCAGTCACAAGTTAATCAATAATGATTGACCCGCGTAGATCTCGGTTTATCTTAGATCTACGCGGGGAGATATTGAATGAGTAAAAGAACGATCATTGCACCTGAATCCAAAAAACAACGCATGGCAGAAATTTATCCGGACTCAGAACCTAAAGAGACCGAAACAGCGGCGCATAGGCGAGCGCTTCAGAAGTACGAGGAGAAACAACAGTTTCTTTATCCCGTAGAGAGAATTGCTCAAGATAAACTGGTCATCCGGAAGACGAAGTTTCCTGGAGCGGATGAGGCTTATCCGGACGTCACGCAGAGTTTATTTCGATTTGTGGATAAATTCTACCCTCACGCAAAAGGGGGCCCCCTTTGGGTAGATGAACCCAGGAATGAGAAAGAAATCTACCGAGCTTATGAGAGGCATAAAGTCATGAGGAAGCTAGGATTAAGGCATCTGGTCGTCGAGAAGGACTCTACTTATGAGCACCTCCTAGAACAGCTAGGTGAATCTCTATGATTTCCTATTCATTAGGACAGTACGGGTGGATTTGCCCAAAATGCCAAAAGGTTTATTCTCCTCAGCAATGTGAATGCACCTACTGCAATGGGGCGCTGACAATTTCATCGACAACTGTAACGGGTAATAACCCCCCAGAAACACATTCGTATGGATCCATACAAGGAAGACGACCATGACCTGGTCTACGGCAGTCTCAGATCTCAGAACACTTGTCTCGGATGGGCCAACGGATCGATATAGCTCCAGAAAACGTTGCTTCGGCGAGGTGAATGGATCTAATCTCATGTTTAGGACCTTCGAATTCAGGAGAATTACAAATTTCACTTCTGCCACACTCCCTCAAGGAGTATATATTGATGGAACTATTGTGCCTGCCTCTGGATTTTCCGCAGATTATCCTGATACTGGCGAATTTGTTTTTATAAATGCACCCTCTGATGGTTCAGAAGTTGAGGCTTCCTATTATTCTCAATGGTTCTTAGACACTGAACTTCAGGATTTTCTTTCTGTTGCATCCAACTGGTTAGGAAGTTCAACGGATTATACGACCATTCCAAATGGTCTTCAGCCATCCGCTTTAAAATATGCTGCAGCAGAAGCTTATCTCAAGATGGCTATTCGGTGGAGGACTTTTCTCTCCGAAATGTACCGCGTAGAGGACGAGCCTAAAAAGCCCGGAACTGGTCCCGCCGATGACTATGTGAAAATGTCTGAAACATTTAGAGAAGAGGCCCTCAAGGCCCGAGATGAGTTCTATACCCGTCAAGGAAGGTCTTTACAGCCTCTTTTTGGTTCTGTGTTAGGGAATGTGAAACCGATGCCGGGAGGTGGAGGTGGGGTCTGAGTACTTCTATTGAAATCACTGAAAATGGACTCGAGAACCGCCTGAACGGTCTTTTGACTCGTGCTCAATCCACGAAAGCTTCCGCACGTCTTTACCCGATTTATCAAGCAATTCAAACCCGAAGATTCATGACTCAAAATGCAAGCGAAGGCGCTCCTTGGGCTCCTTTGAAGAAGGAATACGAAACTCATAAATTGAAACGTTATAAATCTTGGCCTGGGGGAGGAAGAAAAATGCTCATTGGCACTAGTACTCTTGCAGGAGCGGTAATTGGTCCAGGTTCCCCTTTTGAGGGCATAAGCCATCATCGGGCCATGTTTAAATCCTATTCTATGCAAATCAGTGTAGATACGTCCGGAACTAATGCAGAAGGGAAACCCTTTAATTATCCTGACTATGTGGCTGAGAAGCGTCCTTTTATGAGCTTTTCTGCAGCAAGTGTTTCAAAACTTAAAGATGCATTAAAACAATATTTGATTGGAAAGTAAGGATAACTTCTCATGGGGGCCTATTACGGCGCAGAAATCGCAACTGATTTAATCCAAACCCAGATTAAAAATACCATTGTAACTGCTTTGGCAAGTCTAAGAGCTGAGCGAAATGATCCGATAGTAACAACGGAACCTCCCAGGGAATATTTCATCTATCCGACGGCTAATGTATATCGTCCACCCGCTATTTTTACGATCTTTGAACACCAACAAATTAAGAATTTAAAATCCGATGGTAATCATATCAATGCCATTGATTCGATCGTGGTTGCTTGTGTCGTCGAGGATCGTCTAGAGAGACTCTTGACGATCAAAGCTTGGAGATATCAAGCTGCGCTTATGCAATGTTTGCATCTCGTATCTTTGACAAATGCGGATGGTAACGTTAGGTTATTTTCTAAGGTCGAATCATGTGAATTTAGCGCTATCGTCAATCTCAAAGGAAAGAATGCTCAAGATTCGGTCTTTAGAAAAGAAATGGCTCTACGTCTGAGCGTAGATCATATTGAAAATTTAGAGTGAATGAGTAGGTAGGTTCTCTCCAAGGAGGAGTGGAACTTTAAAAATTGAGGAATAGGGAGATTCCAAATGTCGACCAGCTTTTCAACGATTACGCCAGGTAATTTTGAGCTATCACCCTGCCGAGTGACGTATAAAGGCGTCGATCTCGGAGCTACCGATAAAGTCACTGTCAAGATTGAAGAGAAGTTATCTCCTCTCAAAGCAGATCAATTGGGAGATACCATCATCGATAACGTCGTTTCTGGGTTCAAAGTGACTATAGAAACCGCTTTGGATGAGGTTCAGCTGAAAGCGAATTGGAAAGTGGTTTTTCCAGCGCATAAGCTAGTCACTCAAAATGGAAACACCATGATGTATTTTGACTCTCAAGTAGGCCAACATATGGCCGCTTTAGGGGGCCCACTCATTCTTCACCCTCTTTCCAAGACAAACTCAGATAAATCGACTGACTTCTATGTTTACTTGGCAACGGCTATGCCGAGTTCTCAGCTCGATTTTTCATCTACCGAACAACAAAAACTGAAAGTGACATTTGATGTTTACCCAGATTTTACGACTCAGCCTCCACGATTTTGTTTATATGGCGATCCATCTGTCGGTCTTGTCAACGCCTCTGCTGGCGCTGCTACTGCTGGGACTGGCAATGTTGGTGCTGATACTGTAACGGGAATTACCGTGAACAACGGCGCTACGAAGACAGAAACGATTACTTTGCTTTGCGTAACAGCGGGCGCGAGTGGATTATTCAATGTCAATGGGTCTCTTTCCGGACCGCTGGGGTCAGCAACGGTGGGTGTCTCCTTTTCAGCCTTCGGAAACGAAATTGGATTCACGGTGAATGATGCATCTCCTCATGCAGCAGTAGGAGATAGTTACGCAATTTCAACGACAGCCGCAAACTATACGTAGAGGGAAAATGATATTTAAACCTGCAAGAGCACAAGCAGAACCCATTCCACAGATGAAGATTGTCTGTGATTTTGATGCTCTTGTAGGTGAAAAAATCGGCTTTAAGTTTAAAAATAAATATTATTTGATCAATAACGTTTCAGTAGAAAACTACATGCAAATTACTCTTGCATATAGGAATCTTCTAGAAATGGTAACTTCAAGATCACAAGGAGACCCTCTACCTCAGAATGAGGTCTACCATAAATACTATGATCTCATCCATCCTTTGGTTCCAGATTTTGAGTTCGAAGATTTAAAGTCATTACCCTTCTTTTTATTGAATCAACTCATTCAACTCGTCATGCGGCAATTAGCTGGAGATCCTGGACTCTATGATAAGGATGAAAAAAAAAATCCATTGATTCCACCATTGAAATCTCCTTAATTCCAGCGATTGCTTTTGTCTGCTACTTTTATAAATGGGATTATCAACAGACTTTAAAAATGCCCATGAAAGCATTTGGAAAGATGCATAAAGAAGCAACAAAAATGGAAGCTGCTCAATTTAGAGAAACTCTAGATATCTCTATGGCTTCTAAGAGTAGCTTTCAGTACTACAAAGAACTTAGATCACGATATAACGCAATCATTTATCAAGATAAACCGAATCGACTTCCTCCTCAACCTCCTTCGATGCACCTCGATGCCGCCGGTCCAGACGCTCAACTGATTATGAGAAGTGTATTTGGATCTTTCAAAAGGACTTTAGGATATGGCTGATGAAAGTGATAAAGTATCATTTCTTCTCGATTTGGATGTTGCTGAATTTACAGAAAAGGGACTTCAGGCCAAAGGGATTATTGAAAAATTAGGAAGTGAAGAAAGTCTTTCCGGACTCATTGAAGGACTGACAGTAGCCGCCCCCATCTTGGGAGCGTTGGGTGTTTCTGCTTTCGCATTTAAAAAAGCCATTGATTTGACAGTAGAAGGAGAACAGATCGAGCGAGTCAACAATCAATTTGAGTTGTTGTCGCAACAAGCAGGAATTGCTCCAGAGAAACTTAAAGAAGGACTAGAAAAAGCTTCAGGTGGACTCATTAGCACGAATGATCTTTTGAAGATCTCCAATGAGGCCATCGTCAAAATGGGAGGTTCTGCCGATAAGCTTCCTCAAATCCTAGAAATTGCGAGAAAAGCAACTCAGGTTTATGGCGGAGATGCCAAAACCAATTTTGAAGAAATTACTAATGCTATCGCGAATGGAAATACCCGAATGCTCAAGCATTACGGGATTATCATTGATGCAACCAAAGCAGAGAAGGATTTCGCTGATGCGAATGGAACTACCGCAGATCAGCTTTCTCAAGCAGGAAAGCAGCAAGCGATTCTCAATGCTTTCTTAGAAAAAGGGAATGCAGGGTTTAAGGACGTCACTCTCAATGCGAAATCAGCAACTTCAATTCTTCAAAGCTTAAAGACAACGTTTTCTGAAATTGGAGAGACATTTACTCTCGCTTTCGAAAAAACGATTGGTCCTGGAATGAGGAAGTTTTTGGGGACCGTTCAAAATTTAGCAACCCAACTTAAGCTTCATGTTCAAGCATCTATCGGTGATGGAGCTGAAGCCGCTAAGGCAAAGGCCATCTTAGCAGGAAAATCAGTTGATGAACTCACTAAAAAAGAAGAAGTTGCCACAAATAAATCGATTGACAATATTAAAAAGGTTTCTCAGGCATCCATTGTTGATCAAGAAAAACAAAAGAAAAATCAACAAACTTTCCGGCAGGAAATGTCGAAAATCGATCAGCAGTATTTTAAAGAACAACAACAAAGTGTTCAGTCTTTTGCTCAAATCGATCAGCTCGTCAAAAAACAAACAGAAATGGCTGAGAGACAACATATCTCAAATTTGAAAGCCATCCAAAGCAATGCCTCCTTAGATCGAAAACAAAAGAAGCAGCTCGAGGTGATGGAGAATAAACGTTTTAACGAGCAGATGGAGAATGATGAGAAAAATTCTGCAGCATTGAGACTCAAGCTTTTAGATAACTACGCTAAAAATTCAAAAACGATCTTTCAGGGAATTGAGAGAACATTTAAAGCCAATACTCAAAAGATGAAAATGGAGCAGGAAGATTTCGGTAAAAGAGGAACCGAAATGTGGAATTCACTTTCTGTGAATGCTACCTCTGCTTTTGAGTCGATTGGTGCGGGGATGGTTGCACAAAAGGATCTAGGTCAAAACGTTGCCTCTGCATTAGCCGGTTTTTTCTTAGGATTCTTAGGAGACCGAGCCATTGCAGAAGGTACGGTCATGATGTTGTCAGGAATTTGGCCTCCTAATCCATTAGCATTAGGTGGAGGTGCGGCATTAATTGCTCTCGGTGGGGCCCTTAAAGCAGCTGGGAGCGCGGCGGGAGGTGCATCTACTCCCTCAACTGTTGCTACCGCTCCTTCTCCCCAAGCAATCGCTTCTGGTTCGGCTGCGCCTATAGCCCCCATATCTTCAGCATCTACGGATACTTCTCAGGCCACACCTCAAGCAACTGCGAGCATGGATCAACAGCAGGCTCCTCAAAGAATTGTAACCGTGAATATTTCAGGAAACTATTTAGAAACGGATTCCACAAAACGGATGTTGATGGATCTCATGAGGCAAGAATCAGATGCAACTGGATT